GAAACAGTATTAGTATTAAAACCTGATGGACAAGTAGCTTATAGAGAATCCGCAGCTTCTTCTGGTTCATCAGGCACATCAGGCAGCTCGGGTACCTCAGGCTCATCAGGCTCATCAGGCACTTCAGGCACTTCGGGCTCAAACGGTACCTCAGGCTCATCAGGTACTTCAGGCTCTTCAGGCTCATCAGGAACTTCAGGTAGTTCAGGTACTTCAGGTACATCAGGTTCAAATGGTAGCTCAGGCTCTTCAGGTACCTCAGGCTCATCAGGCACTTCAGGCACTTCGGGCTCAAACGGTACCTCAGGCTCATCAGGAACTTCAGGTAGTTCAGGTACTTCAGGTACATCAGGTTCAAATGGTAGCTCAGGCTCTTCAGGTACCTCAGGCTCTAGTGGCTCTTCAGGTACTTCAGGTTCAAGCGGTTCATCAGGCTCATCAGGTACTTCAGGAAGCTCAGGTACTTCAGGTACATCAGGTTCAAATGGTAGCTCAGGCTCTTCAGGTACCTCAGGCTCTAGTGGCTCTTCAGGTACTTCAGGTTCAAGCGGTTCATCAGGCTCATCAGGTACTTCGGGCTCAAACGGTACCTCAGGCTCATCAGGTACTTCAGGCAATTCAGGCTCTTCAGGCTCATCAGGAACTTCAGGCAGTTCAGGTACTTCAGGTACATCAGGTTCAAATGGTACCTCAGGCTCTTCAGGTACTTCAGGTACCTCAGGCTCATCAGGCACTTCAGGCACTTCAGGTTCAAATGGCTCATCAGGTTCATCTGGTACATCTGGTTCTTCAGGAACTTCAGGTACATCAGGTACTAACGGCTCTTCAGGTTCATCAGGTACTTCAGGTTCATCAGGTACTTCAGGTACTTCAGGTTCAAACGGCTCATCAGGTTCATCAGGTACATCAGGTAGTTCAGGTACCTCAGGAAATTCAGGTACATCAGGCTCATCAGGAACTTCTGGTTCAAATGGTTCATCAGGTTCTTCAGGCACTTCAGGCTCATCAGGAACTTCAGGTACTAATGGTACATCAGGTACTAACGGTTCATCAGGTTCCTCGGGTACATCAGGTAACTCAGGTACATCAGGTAGTTCAGGTACCTCAGGAAATTCAGGTACATCAGGCTCATCAGGTACTTCTGGTTCAGCTGGTTCTTCAGGCTCATCGGGAACTTCAGGCTCATCAGGAACTTCAGGTACTAATGGTACATCAGGTACTAACGGTTCATCAGGTTCCTCGGGTACATCAGGTACATCAGGTAGTTCAGGTACCTCAGGAAATTCAGGTACATCAGGCTCATCAGGTACTTCTGGTTCAGCTGGTTCTTCAGGCTCATCGGGTACTTCAGGTACTTCTGGATTATCAGGTGTAAATGGTGCCGATGGTACTAATGGCACATCAGGTACTAATGGTACATCAGGTACTTCAGGTTCATCAGGTTCATCAGGTTCATCAGGTACTTCTGGTTCATCAGGCACATCAGGTAGCTCAGGTACCTCAGGCTCATCAGGTACTTCAGGAACTTCTGGTTCAAATGGTTCATCCGGCTCATCAGGAACTTCAGGCTCATCAGGAACTTCAGGCTCATCAGGTACTTCAGGAACTTCTGGTTCAAATGGTTCATCCGGCTCATCAGGAACTTCAGGCTCATCAGGAACTTCAGGCTCATCAGGAACTTCAGGTACTTCAGGTACTAATGGTACATCAGGTACTAACGGTTCATCAGGTTCTTCAGGCACTTCAGGCTCATCAGGTACTTCAGGTACTAGTGGTAACTCAGGTAATAGTGGTTCATCAGGTTCTTCAGGAACTTCAGGTTCATCTGGTACTTCAGGTACTTCTGGCTCAAATGGTACTTCAGGAACTTCAGGTTCAAATGGTTCATCAGGTTCATCAGGAACCTCAGGTTCATCAGGCACTTCAGGTACCTCAGGTTCAAATGGTACCTCAGGAACTTCTGGTTCAAATGGCTCATCAGGTTCATCAGGAACTTCAGGTACTTCGGGCTCAAACGGTACTTCAGGCTCATCAGGAACTTCAGGTACTTCAGGCTCATCAGGAACTTCAGGTACCTCAGGTTCAAATGGTACTTCAGGCTCATCAGGAACATCAGGTTCATCAGGCACTTCAGGTACCTCAGGTTCAAATGGTACCTCAGGAACTTCTGGTTCAAATGGCTCATCAGGCTCATCAGGAACATCAGGTTCATCTGGCACTTCAGGTACCTCAGGTTCAAATGGTACCTCAGGAACTTCTGGTTCAAATGGCTCATCAGGCTCATCAGGAACTTCAGGTACTTCAGGCTCAAACGGTACTTCAGGCTCATCAGGAACTTCAGGAAACTCGGGTAATAACGGTACTTCAGGCTCATCAGGCACATCAGGTACTTCAGGCTCATCAGGTACTTCAGGTACTTCAGGTTCAAATGGTACCTCAGGTTCTTCAGGTACCTCAGGTACTTCAGGTTCAAACGGTACCTCAGGTTCTTCAGGTACTTCAGGAACTTCAGGTAGCTCAGGTACCTCAGGAAACTCAGGAAACAATGGTAACAATGGTACCTCAGGTACTTCAGGTTCAAACGGTACCTCAGGTTCTTCAGGTACCTCAGGAAACTCAGGAAACAATGGTAACAATGGTACCTCAGGTACTTCAGGTTCAAACGGTACCTCAGGCTCATCAGGTACTTCAGGTAGCTCAGGTACTTCAGGAAACTCAGGAAACAATGGTAACAATGGTACCTCAGGTACTTCAGGTTCAAACGGTACCTCAGGTTCTTCAGGTACCTCAGGAAACTCAGGTAACAACGGTAACAACGGTACTTCAGGCTCTTCAGGTACTTCAGGTACTTCAGGCTCTTCAGGTACCTCAGGAAACTCAGGTAACAACGGTAACAACGGTACTTCAGGCTCTTCAGGTACTTCAGGAAACTCAGGTAACAACGGTAACAACGGTACTTCAGGCTCTTCAGGTACTTCAGGTACTTCAGGCTCTTCAGGTACCTCAGGAAACTCAGGTAACAACGGTAACGACGGTAATGATGGTACATCAGGAAGCTCAGGTACCTCAGGAAACTCAGGTACTTCAGGCTCTTCAGGTACCTCAGGAAACTCAGGTACTTCAGGTTCATCAGGTACCTCAGGAAACTCAGGAAACAATGGTAACGATGGAAACAATGGTACATCAGGTTCATCAGGAGCATATGGTGGTGTTCCATTCCAATTCTCTACTGGAACAAGTAATCTACCAGCTAACGGTAAAGTCCAATTTAACAATTCTAGCCTAGGAAGTGTAACTATTATATACATTAGTACTACTAACTCTGATGGTATAGGTACTACAGATTTTTTAAGTGATTTTTCTAAAGGAATTATATACCTTAAATCAGCTAATGGTTCTGATTCTAGTATAATTACAGCTAATGTAACAGCGGTTGCTCAAGGTGCTAATGCGTCTGTATATAATTTTACTGTAAATAATGTTGTAGGTTCTACCTTTACAAATAATGAAAGAATAAGTTTAATATTAGCCCCTCAAGGTGATTCAGGTACATCAGGCTCTTCAGGTACCTCAGGAAACTCAGGAAACAATGGTAACGATGGTAACGATGGTTCATCAGGCTCATCAGGTACATCAGGAAACTCAGGAAACGATGGTAATGATGGTTCATCAGGTAGCTCAGGTACATCAGGAAACTCAGGTAACGACGGTAATGATGGTACCTCAGGTAGCTCAGGTACATCAGGAAACTCAGGTAACGATGGAAACGATGGAAACGATGGTACCTCAGGTAGCTCAGGTACTTCAGGAAACTCAGGTAACGACGGTAACGACGGTAATGATGGTTCATCAGGCTCATCAGGTACTTCAGGAAACTCAGGAAACGATGGTAACGATGGAAACGATGGTACCTCAGGTTCATCAGGTACTTCAGGAAACTCAGGAAACAATGGTAACGATGGAAACGATGGTACCTCAGGCTCTTCAGGTACCTCAGGAAACTCAGGTAACAATGGTAACAATGGTACCTCAGGTTCATCAGGTACTTCAGGTAATAGCTTTAGTATTACATCAGCTGCTGCCAATACAACCTACCGCGTTATTATGGCAGATGGATCAGGAAATACCATATATAGAGATGGTGCTAATGAATTAGATTATGTAACAGGTACTACTGCTCAAGAGTTAAGGGTAGGTGGTGATGTTATCGCATATTATTCATCAGATAAAAGGTTAAAAGAAAACATTGAACCTATTATATCTGCTTCAGCTAAATTATCTCAATTAGGAGGTTATACATTCGATTGGAATGAAATTAGTGGTAAAACCGGTACTGAAATTGGTGTAATAGCCCAAGAAATTGAAACCCAATTCCCAGAACTAGTAACTACTAGAAAAAATGGATATAAAGCTGTTAAATACGATAAATTAGTAGCAGTATTAATTCAATCAAATAAAGAATTACTTGAAAGAGTAGAAGCTTTAGAAAAAGAAGTTTATAAAAAATAAAAAGTAAGTAGGGGGGCTAGTCCCCCCTTCATACATTTAGTTACAACTAAAAATATAAAGTTATATATGAAACAACCTAAAATATTTGGACATGGTCCTTATGTAGGCACTACAGGATATAGTAATCACACCCGTGATTTCTTTAGAGGTATTTCAAATCATTTTCCTTTAAAATTTAGAAATTTTACTGTAGGTAAAAGTTGGGATGGGATGAGTGATGAACCTCATAATAATGAATCCTATCTTACAAATTTAGATAAAAAAATACTTCATACTCAAACTGTTTTTAATAATAAACAAGAATTAGAAGATAAAAGAATGTATTCTTCTTTTGGAGAAGATTTTAATCATAATCTTAATCTAATATTGATGGAAACCAACCATCACTATTTCTACCAGAATTATAAAGGTCCTAAAATTGGTTATAATGTATGGGAATCAACCCTACAACCTGAAGGATTTTTTAATAAATGGTGTGAATTTGATCAATTATGGGTTCCTTCCAAATGGCAAGCTCAATGCACCATAGACCAGGGTGCCGATCCTAATAAAGTAAAAGTAGTCCCTGAAGGTGTGGATGTAGACACATTCTACCCAGAAGATCCACAAACAACATTAGATTATGTAGATGGTAGGTTTAAATTTATTCATTTTGGACGTTGGGATTATAGAAAATCTACTAAAGAAATTATTGAAGCCTTTTTAAATGAATTTACCCCATCAGAACCCATAGATTTAATTCTATCTATTGATAATATGTGGGGTAAAGATATGGACGGTTTTGAGACTACAGAAGAACGTTTAGAGCATTATGGATTTACTGATGAGCGTTTAAAAATCAAACATTTCCCTTTACGTGAAGATTATATCACATATTTAAAAAATGGTCACGTATTTTTATCATGTGCTAGGGCTGAAGGATGGAATTTACCATTAATTGAAGCCATGGCTTGTGGTACCCCTTCTATATACTCAGCTTGTTCAGCACAAATGGAATTTGCTAAGGGTAAAGGTTTACCTGTAAAAGTAATAGGTGAAAAATCTACTCAAAATAATTCGTATGGTAGATACGATAAAATGGTAGGGAGTACTAATATTCCTGGTAACTATTACGAACCTGATTATAAAGATTTAGGTCGTGTAATGCGCGATGCTTTTGAAAATTATACAGATCATAAAAAACGTGCTATAGAAGAAGCTAAAATCATCCACCGTGATTTTAATTGGGAAAAAGTAGCAGAAATAGGTAGAGATACTATTCAAGAATTTATGGATAATTATGTAGCCCCTCCGATAAAACCTAATGAAATTTTAATTTCATATTTAGATGGTCCTAAAGTAGAAATAGTAGGAGATGAAGATAAAGAATATTTAGTAGAATTTATTAATAGTGATACTAATGAAATTCTTCATAAAACTACTACGAAAAATAATATGTGGGTTACTTGTAATAAAAAATATTACATCCCATGGATTATTAAAATCAATGGTAGAATTGTAGATACTTTAGATTTAAATAATAAGGAAATTTTAATTACTTTAGAATCGAAATCAATAGGTGATACTTTAGCTTGGGCTCCTTATGTTGTAGAATTTGCCAAAAAACATAATTGTAAAGTTATATTTTCTACTTTCCATAACAAATGGTTCCAGGGATTAAATACTTATAAAGATATTACATTTATCCCACCAGGTACTTCAGTTAAATGTGATGCCGTTTATAGAATTGGATGGTTTAAAGAAAATGGAAAATGGGAAGCTTTTGATAAAAACCCAACCCAAGTTAATTTAATACCTTTGCAACAAACAGCAACTGATATTTTAGGGTTAGAATTCCAAGAATTAAATTATGGGGTTAATTTTAAACCATCTAAACGTCCAATAAAAAATAAATATATTTGTATAGCACCTCGCGCAACTGCTGGATGTAAAGAATGGCCTCATGAATATTGGACTCAATTAGCAAAACATCTAAATGAATTAGGGTATAAAGTAGTAAATATATCTTATGAGGGTTTTCAAAGTGATTTTATTATTGATAAACCTAAATTATCTTGGAAAGACACTTATACCTATTTACACCACGCTGAATTATTTATAGGATTAAGCTCAGGTTTATCATGGTTTAATTGGGCTTCAAATAATCATACAGTAATGATTAGTGCTTTTACTGAAGATAATCACGAATTTACATCCAATGTCACACGTATATCTAGTAAAGCATGTTTTCCTTGTTGGAATAATAAAAACTTTATGTTTGATGCTGGTGATTGGGATTGGTGTCCTATATGGAAAGGAACAGATAAACAACATATTTGTCACAAATCAATTTTACCTACTAAAGTTATTACAGAAATAAAAGATTTATTAAATAATAAAAAATAATATAATATTTATAAACATGAAAAAAGTGTTATTAGAAAAAAAAGAGTTAGATACTATTAAAGAAATTCAACAAACTGAATTAAATTTAGTAAACCAGCTAGGAAATCTTGAATACCAAATCCAAACTTTACAGTTACAAAAAAATGATTTGAATACTGAAATTGTTAAATTACAATCCAAAAGTCAAAAATTTGGTGATGATCTTCAACAAAAATATGGAGATGGAAACATTAACATAGAAACAGGAGAGTTTACAAAAATAGATTAATTTTTGATTCTCTCTTAAATATTTATAACAAAATAATAATTCTAACACAATGGCAGAAACATTAATATCACCCGGTGTATTAGCAAGAGAGAATGACCAGTCATTTATTACGCAGCAACCTGTTCAAGTAGGAGCTGCTATCGTTGGTCCTGCGGTTAAGGGTCCAGTAGAGGTACCTACAGTAGTTACATCTTATAGTGATTATCAAAACAGATTTGGAACTACATTTGATAGTGGTAGTGAAGTATTTTCTTATTTTACTTCAATTGCTGCTTATAATTACTTCAACAATGGTGGTAACACTTTATTAGTTACTAGAGTAGTATCAGGCTCACTTACAGCATGGGATTATGCTGAAGCAGAAGTTGCTGCTTCAAGTAGTGGTACTTCATTTACTTTAGAAGCTATTGATAAAGGTGTTATTTTTAATAATACAAGTTCAGTTACTTCAGGTTCATTAGATTCAGGCTCAGTAGATAACGTAAGATGGCAAGTAGTTGCTCGTAATGAATCATCAGGTACTTTCTCATTAGTAATTAGAAGAGGTGATGATAGAAATGATAATCCAATTGTTTTAGAAACATGGAATAATTTATCATTAGATCCTAACTCGGATAACTTTATTTCTAGAGTAATAGGTGATACTAAATTTAATTATAACTCAACAGAAAATTATTTAGAAATCTCAGGTTCATTCCCTAACGCTTCTAGATATGTAAGAGTAAAATCTGTAAGCAAAGCAACCCCAAATTATTTAAATAATGGTGGTGACCCAAAATCTGAATATACAGGTTCAATCCCTGCACTAGGTTCAGGCTCTTATAATGGTTCATTTAGTAGTGGTGAAGGTAAAAACATCTCATCATATTCTGCTGGTGGTAATTACTATGGTAAAGCAGGTACAAGTTCAGGAGCTACAACAGGTGTAACTCAAGGTTTAATAGGTAGTGATTATGATAATATGCTTGATTTATTATCAAACCAAGATGATTACCAATTTAATGTCTTATTAACACCGGGGCTATTTGATAAAGTTCATGCTTCTCAAACAACAACAGCAATTAACAATACACAAACAAGAGGAGATAATATTTATGTTTTAGATCCTGTAGTATATGGTTCAACTATTGTTAACGCTACAGGTCAAGGTGATGCTAGAAATACCTCATACGCAGCTATGTACTGGCCTTGGTTACAAACATTCGAACCAGATTCAGGTAAAAATGTTTGGGTACCAGCATCAACAATGATGGGGGGAGTTTACGCATTTAACGACAGTGTAAGCGAGCCATGGTTTGCTCCAGCGGGTATCAACAGAGGAGGATTAACTAACGTAATTCGCCCTGAAAGAAAATTATCTCAAGGTAATAGAGATACTTTATATGAAGCAAATATTAACCCAATTGCATCATTCCCTGGAACAGGAACAGTAGTATATGGTCAGAAAACATTACAAAAACAAGCTTCTGCGCTTGATAGAGTAAATGTTAGAAGATTATTAATTGCTCTTAAATCTTATATTGGACAAGTTGCTCAAACATTAGTATTTGAACAAAATACAGCAGCTACAAGAAATAATTTCTTAGCAGCAGTAAACCCATATTTAGAAACAGTTCAACAAAGACAAGGTTTATATGCTTTTAAAGTAGTAATGGATGATAGCAATAATACTCCGGATGTAATTGATAGAAACCAATTAGTAGGTGCTATTTATTTACAACCAACAAAAACAGCTGAATTTATTTACTTAGACTTTAACGTATTACCAACGGGAGCAACTTTCCCATCGTAAAAGTTTAGATAACAAATATTTATAATAGAATAAATTAAACAACAATGGCAGTATTAGATCCTAACGAAATATTTTTCACAGCGTTTGAACCAAAACAAGCAAATAGGTTCATCATGTATATTGACGGATTCCCAGCTTATACAATAAAAGGTGTAGGTGCTGTAACCTTATCACAAGGTACAGTAGCTTTAAACCATATTAATGTTCAACGTTTTGTAAAAGGCAAATCAACTTGGGGACCTATCCAGTTTACATTGTTTGATCCAATTACTCCTTCAGGCGCTCAGGCTGTTATGGAGTGGGTACGTTTACACCACGAATCAGTAACTGGTAGAGATGGTTATTCAGATTTCTACAAGAAAGACTTAACATTTAACGTATTAGGTCCTGTAGGTGATGTAGTCTCAGAATGGATTATCAAAGGTGCTATGATTACAGAAGCTGGTTTTGGCGAATATGGTTGGGATACAGAAAATACTGCTATCAACTTAACAATGACAGTTCAACCAGATTATTGTATCTTGAACTTCTAAAAAAATCAATATTTTTATAAAGAGAGCTTGGCTTCGGTTAAGCTCTTTTTTATATTCATATGTATACACGATAAACGTTATAAAATAAAATATGAGTTTTAACTTACCAACAGAAACAATCGAATTACCTTCAAAAGGTCTATTATACCCTGAAGGTCACCCATTATCAAACGGTACTATTGAAATTAAATATATGACTGCTAAGGAAGAAGATATCCTTACTAATCAAAACTATATTCAAAATGGAACTGTATT